TCTGAGTACCTGTCAGGGCACGATGCAGACTATGCTGAACGAGTAGATGCACCTTTGTCCGTAACGCTTAACGGGCTTCCTGTTGCGTTTGAGCAGTGGGCGGATACTCGACTCAATGCTGGTGATGATTTGCAGATCCAGATTGAGCCGTTAGGCTTCGACCCATTCACTTGGTTTATCATTGCGGTAACTGTTGCAAGCGCCGGTTATGCAATCTATGTGGCGTCGAACATCCCTGACAACGTTGGGCAGTCCAGTAAGCCGCAAGGGTCGAGCATCTACCGTGCTGACCTGCAAGCCAACACGCCGAAGAAGAATGGCACAGTCCCTGAAATATTCGGCAAGATGCCGCGCTATCCTGACCTGATTACACCAGCCCGCCGCAAGTACATCGACCACGAAGAATGGTTGTATATGGGAATGTGCGTCGGGGTTGGTCAGTACAGTATCGCAGACGCAGATATTCGTATCGGTGAAACGCCGGTCAGCAACTATGCCGCCGATATAACCTATGACATCGAGCTACCTGCCGCTGACTGTTCGGCCATTGAGGGTAACGAACACTGGTATACCAACAGAGAAATCGGCAGCACCAGTGGCACCAGCGGGCTGGAGTTAAAGACAGAATCAATCGACTCAATCGACGGCTCCTACCTGCACACATTTAGCGGCACCACCATAACCCAGACCGATGGCGCATCATCACCCGTTGATTGGGATTTCATAGTTGGCGAGAGGTTCGATAATGACACGCCGCTGAATCCTGGCAAGTTTGAAGTCACGGCAGTCAGCACCAACACGCTCACGGTTCGCCGGTTGTCGCTGGTATCGTATTCATTCAGGGACGCAGGCGGCGAGACAGATGTGGCTTCGTGGGTATTCGACCCGTCATGGACTGCTCTGGTCTCAGAGTCAGCCGTTACCGCGTCAGCATCCTACACCGCAGTCAACGGCGCTTGGTCAACGTGGATTAACATATTGCCCGAGACTGAGACCACCGACACGCTAGAGATTGATATTCGATACCCGCGAGGCCTTGGCAAGTATGACGATCAAGGCAACCTCACATCGCACGAAGTTGTGTTTGAGTATCAGACAAAGCCAGTCGGCGGCAGTTCGACAACCGGCACCATCACCAAGTCAGGCGCGACACGCGACGAGCGGGCATATACTCAGGTTGTCGATTTAGGATCTGCCATTGAGCCGATGATTCGGTTCCGCAGGGTGACCCCGGAAGTGGGCGACACCAAGTATTTGGAAGCCGCCGAGATTGTCAGGGTAAAAGGCAAGTTGACAGCGGCATCAAGTTACGCCGACATAACCACGATATTCTTCGCCATCCGCGCAACTAATGCCGTGGCTCAGTCTGCCGAGAAGAAACTGAACTTAGATGCCCAGAGACTGCTGCCGACTGCTGCCGCGTACCTTGCATGGACATTTGGCGAAGCGTCAGCGTTGACCCATAGCGCTCACAGCGAGATTGCCGCACCGTTTATCTACCTGACACTCGACAGCGGGTATGGCAAGGATGACCTCGACAGGACGCAACTCGACGCACTCCAGACAATCTGGACATCCAGAGGCGATACCTTCGACGCCGAGATCAGCGACGAGTCAACACTGTTTGAGTTACACAAGAGAATCATGGCTGTAGGATATGCAGAGCCAACCATTGAAGGGCAGTTGATTACCGCCCAGCGCGACGTTGCCAGAACAACATACGACTACCTTTACACACCGGACAAGATATTGCCGCCAGGTATCAGCAGGCCAGGCGAATTATACGACGAAGGTGAGAACGATGGCGTTGAGATTGAATATTTCAACACATCAACCCGACAGAATGAAACCGTCACATACACACTGACCGCAGCAGGCGACACCACCAACCCTATCAACCCTAAGCGTATTCGGGCGTTCGGCATCACCGACGAGACAAAGGCGTGGCGCTTCGGATCAATCGACCGCAGGCGCTCCCACTTCAAGCCTGACCAGATCCACTTCACCACAGAGATGGACGGGCTTAACTCCACTTACCTGTCATCACCAGCGGTTGCCGATGACATTAACATCAACGGCGTTTCAGGCTTCCTGACATCGATTGTGGGCGATGTGGTTACACTTGACACGCCTATCAGTTTCGATGGCGTCAGCACCTATAAGATTGCGTTTGGTAAGAGCAACGGCACCATGTCCACGCTCTACACGGCAACGGCAGGCGCGACCGATTACGAGGTGACTTTATCGTCAACGCTCGACTTCACGCCAGTGCTGGACGGGACGCAGGAATTGCCAGTGTTTGCATTTGGCACTGCCGACAGTTGGGCCACGCACGTTGTCGTGAGAGACATCCAACCACAAGGGCCAGACAGCGTGAAACTGATCTGCGAGGAACACATCGCAGCAATCTGGGATGACATCGACGGGGCACCTTCCTGATGGCTACTTGGCCCGCTATACCTGCTTGGCTTATGGGCGTTTCAATTAACGTTGGCCCTGTGCTGCGGTCTTCAACGTCGGGCTATGCTAGTCAGCGCAGAGCGTTCGACCGGCGTAACGATATCATGGACGCGACTCTATCCCTGACAGCGGCAGAGTTCGCCACGTTTGAAACATTCGTCCAGACCACGCTGAACCAAGGCTCTGACCAGTTCACCGGGCCATATTACGATGGCGCAGGGTATCAGACCGGAACCGTGCAGTTGGTGGGTGGGAACTATTCGCCAGTCTGGAACGGTTCGCACTTTGACGTATCGGCACAGTTGCAGGTATTCAATCGGCGCGACCCTGATCTGGCGTTGATGGCGTATTTGCACGACCTTGGACACCCAGTGGCGCTGTTTGAAAGAATGCTGGCCTCGCTCGAAATAGCAGTAAACGACAATAATTTATAGGTGATTGAATGACGTTCCCAACTGCAACAGAGTTTGACAACGCGAAGGTTGATATTGATGATCTTGAGGCCATTGTTAATGGCGCGGTAACGGTAAGCACTCGACTGGGTGGCGCAAAGCAGTCGATAAGCCAGGTTGTTTCCGTTGGCGTTGCGGCACTAGATGCAGCGGCAAGCGCGGCAAATACAGCAGTTCTGGCGCTGGGTTACGCTGCGCCTGTTGCCTACGCTGGCGGGATATCCGTTACAACAGCATTTCAAACGATTGTCAGAAGCAGCATTGTATACGCGCCGCTGCCAGCATCACTGCCGTTCACAACAAGCGGCACATGGACAGCAGACGATGAAAACAAGTATCACACCATTGCACTGACTGACGCGGGCATTGAAGCGGCACTGGCGCGCAGTACAACACGAAAAGCGTATCTGTACAGTTTAACCGCCGCAGCAACTTCACACACTGGGGTCGCAACTGGATTTATTCTAAAGTGCGATTACTTTACTTCCAGCCTTGTGCCAGGTTCGGGCGCTGATTACAAATACACAGGCACAACCACGGTCGGCAAGGCTGGCAACTGGCCTGATGTCGATGGCTATTTTTATGATGCCGATGGCAAGCAGTTTGCGATTGTTGGCGAAATAAACGTGATGGCGTTTGGCGCTGTCGGGGACGGGGTAACGAACGACTATCCAGCTATCCAAGCGGCCATAACCTTTGTTACTGATGCCACGTTGAATGCCACGTTATTGCAGGCTTACAGTTACTCTCAAAGCCTTGTACCTATTAGCAATACTGTCGTATTTCCGCAAGGTATATTCAAAACCTTGACTCAACTGTATGCTGAATCTGGTATAAAGTTACAGGGTGCGGGTAACGGTAATACTTTGATCGTTGGGTCGGCAGGGTTTTCTGGGACCAGGATTTTAGGCATTGTGCGATCTGATAATTTTTGGAATTGGGGCGTTACAATTAAAGGTATTAAGTTTATAGATAATACTGGAAGCACGTTAGTTGGGATTTATGCAGAAAGACTACATGACTGGTACTTTGAAGATGTATCAATAGTGAACTGCTCAACCGGGACCAGTTTTAACGGTTGCTATTCTGGTACAGCTTCCGAGTGCAAGTGGTATAAAAACCTGACCGCAATAACCACGTTAAACATGACAAGCGGCCCTATTGACGAACCTTCGGACGGCATCAATTTTAATAATTGCGTAGTCCATTGGAATGGGATCGGTTATAGCCTGGGCGGGACTCGATTAATAAACATAAACGGTGGTTTTATTCAAGAGAACGACACGGCGGCGATCCTAACCAACGGGTCTTTGTTGTCTACAGGGGGTGTGGCGCTACTGGTCAACCTGTCTGGCGTATATCTTGAAGCAAACGGAAGAACGTCTAACAAGCAGATCACAGGGGATATCAAGAACCTTGTATTAACAGCGTGTAAAATAGCACACTACCTGACGGGCGACTACTTCATTGACTCCGAGAACATGGAGCGGATAACACTTAGAGACAACGAGATGATCGGCGGTGGCGGTGGCACAACGATGGAAGGAAACATCGTGCTCATCTCTGGTACGTCAAATTTAGAGAAGTTGACCTATCAGAATAATCGAGTACCACTAGGGATAAATTGGCAGAACGAACCAATTAACAACGGCAAGACTGACTTTGTGCCCGATACCCTGTACGCATCTGACTTGGACGGCACTGGCGGCAAGACAGTAATACAGAACATAAAGAAGGCTTTCAATTTTAGAAAAGGCACCGTTATATGGGATATAAAATGGCTAGGTAAAATGATTTTGGACTTCCCTGTAAAAGTCGTTGGGTCTAATGAGGGAAGTGTAACCAAGCTAACAGCTAACGTGGTGTCAGGCACTCAGACCGCGCTAGAGATAGTGTCGAGTAATGTAACTGTAGAGAATGTGATCTTTGAAACGGACGGGACGGAAATCACTTGCGTATACGGAGATGGAGCGACACTTAGACGCAGTGCGGTTTTGCGAGAATGTAAGTTCACCGCCGAAAATCAGGCTTGTATTATCACCAACTTAGTTACAGAGGATATTCGCATTGAGTCTTGCACATTTGACAGGGCTGGAACTGCTGGGAGCGTAATATTCCTGAAAGCAAAAAGTGCTTTTATATCCAACGCGGTAAACCTGTCTGCGTTAGCCACTACGTCAACAATAGATACGAGTGGTATCTATAACAAGGTCATAAATAACGGGGGGCTGACTTGGACTAATAACGGCGGCGCAACTAATGCGATTTTATAACAGGGTGGAGCTTGCTACATGATCAAAAGACCTATAAAACGCGCCATTGTTTCCGACCTATCCGGGTTTGTTAGAGAGTCGCTATCTGACGCACTGGTTGATTTGAACAAAACCGGCATCGTCAGTGCTGCCGGTGCTGTCACGCGCCGGAATAACTCAGCTTTGGCGGGCCGTGTGGCTGTCTGATGATCAGTATGCAGAGCATGAATTCGACCCTCTGATTTATGGCCCACTGCACACCAAACAAT